CGATCATTTGGCCGGAAAAATTTATGGGGAATGCCCAAGGACATGGTGCTGAGTTTAAATACGTCTTCGAGTTTCACCGTACGTTAGCAGCCCTCGTCTTTGGGCTGGCCGGCCTGCACACCGGTCAGGTGGTAGCGGCTTCTAAGCGCAGCGACTGAAAAGCATAATAATGAGCTATCCCATTAACTTCATGGTGGTTGATCTCTCGCACTACGACCCGGCGAGCGACTACAATAAGGTGAAGGCCGCCGGCATCGTGGGCGTGATTTACAAAGCGACGCAAGGCGCCGGCTACCAGGACCCGACCTATAACGCGCAACGCACGGCCGCGCTCAAAGCCGGCTTAAAATGGGGCGCGTACCATTTCGGCGATGGGAGCGACGTAAAAAAACAAATCGCCAATTTTCTCGGGTTTGCGCAGATCGATCCCGAAACAATGTTTTGTCTGGACTATGAGCCTAACAACTCGAGTCAAATGTCCTTGGCCCAAGCCAAGGATTTCATCAAAGAAGCCGAGGACGGCCTGGGACGTCCTTGTGAGTGTGTGCTCTACAGTGGAAGCCAGATCAAGGAGCAGTTAGGAAACAAGAAGGATGAGTTTTTCGGGGCGCGCCGACTCTGGCTGGCGCAATATGGCCCGACTCCGAGCTGGCCGCCGGCCTGGGATAAGTTCTGGCTCTGGCAATATTCGGGTGACGGACAAGGACCCCAACCTCACACTGTCTCTGGCTGCAGTCCGAACATTGATTGCAACAGCTACGACGGAAGCCCAGAGCAGCTAGCGGCCGAATGGGCAAGCGGGCAGCCTCAACCCGCACCGCCGCCACCGAGCGATCTTATCGTGACGATCTCTATCAACGCGCCGCCAGGCGTGACGGTCAATGTAGTGCAAAGCGCAGCACAACAACCATGAGCAATGAACTCAAGCAGGTCGTGCTAGCATTTTCGGTAACGCCCTGTTTCATCGCCCAGGACACGCCCGGGCCCTACAATCAGGAGGAGTTGGGGATCATGTGGCTAAAGTGGGCGGCCGAACTTTCCGCTGAATCGATCCGCAAGTACGAGCTCGTCTTGCTAGCGCCGGCGAAGACCGAATTACCCCAAGACGCACTCAATGCCTGGGGGAAAGTCACCAAGTTCGTCGAAAATCACGGCGTCGCGTCCTGGCCGCTTGGGCCAAACCGGGTCTTCCAACAGGTCCAGTGGTTTTACATCCACAAGAAGCTCAAAGGCGCTTTTTTTTGGGTTGAACCCGATTGCGTGCCCCTTACTCCCGACTGGCTTGACCTGGTCGCCGACCAATACCGTCTTTGCGATAAGCCCTTTATGGGCGCCATAGTCGAGCCGGATCCGCCCAAGAACAGGGCGCCCAGGCACATGACCGGCAACGCGGTCTACCCGGAGAACGCCTATCTGCTAGCGCCCAAAATCATGGAGGCCTACCACACGGCCTGGGACGTCCAGGCCGCGCCTCAGATCCTGCGCCAGGTGCACCCGACCAAGCTGATCCAACACGATTGGCGCAGCCCCGAAATTACGGATGCGGCGGATCTGCGCCGGCGTCTCTTGCCTGACACGGTGCTTTTTCACTCCGACAAGTACGGCGCGATCTCGAGGATCCTGGGCAAGACCAGGCGCGAGGAATCCCCACCGCCGGCCAAGCCTCCGGATATTCCGATCCTCGAGTACGCCGCTAGCAAAGGAGTTTCAGTAGCTTCCTATGATGATACAGTCGCCCCGTCCCCATCCCTTGATGACGCGCTTCGGATCGTCAAGGAAGCCAGCGCCACCGATCCGCTCATCCGTAAGCGGGTCGCAAAATTCATGGTCCTTAACAACATCGTCAACCACGGCCATTGCACCCAGTACGGCAAAGCTTTTGGCGGCAAAAAAGGGGCGAAATATAAGACGCCGGCGGCACGCGGAGAGTCATCGCTCACTGACGAGGAGTTTAAGCAACGGATAGCGTCCAAGAATGCTCCAGCCGCACTCACAAACTGATGAGATTTGGCCCTTCTACTTCGAGGCATTTGGCGAGCTGCCCACGATCCAGAAGCTGCTCTACTGCGCCAGGCATGAACCGGATCCCGAGCTAGCGGAGTTCTACCTCGGCCGCTACGAGTACCGCAAACGGGCGATTCAGACGATATGGAAAGGGGAAGACGTCCTCTGGCACGGCTGGATTGACCGGGCGCTGCGAAGCTTCTGCGATTACAACTGGATTACCTGGACCGGGCCGGCCGGCAGCGGGAAGTCATTTGAGGCCTCCTTATTCGCGCTCGAATACTGGATGGAGGAGCCGGATCGCACGAGCGTCATCATGGCTAGCACGACCAAGAGCGCGCTAGCACGCCGGCTCTGGTATTATGTCCAAGATCTGCACGCTAAAATCCATCCGGAGGCCGGCCCAAAGGGTGACGCGGTTTATTCCGAATACCTCATCCGCTGGAAGATGGGTGATAAGAAGAATGGGATCTTCGGTTTGGCGGTCGAGGATGGTCCGATCGAAGAAGCTCTACACAACCTTATCGGGTTTCATAACAATAGAGTTCTTCTCATCGTGGATGAAGCGCCAGGGGTACGCGAGGCGCTCTTCCAGGCGTGCGATAACCTGAGCAAGAATCCGGAATTTAAATGTCTGATGATGGGCAATGCCGAGTCGCGCGAGGATCCGCACGGGCGATTTAGCGAGCCGCTCTACGGCTGGATTTCGGTTGACCCGGAGAAAGATGAGCAATGGGAAACCCAAGGCGGCATGGCCCAGGGGAACGGCGTTTGCGTTTTCTTTGACGGCCGCAAGAGCCCGGCAATCGTCGAAGAGGAGGGTAAAAAGCGTTACCCCTTTTTGATCAATCAGGCTCAGATCGACGCGGCGCTTGATTTCTACAAGACGCCCGATGACCCCCGCTTCTGGAGTCAATCAATCGGATTCTGGCCGCCGATCACCCTGCGACGCACCGTGCTAGACGAGCGGATCGTCAACAATACTCACGCTAAAGAGCCGGCCAGTTGGTACACGAGCTTTCAATGGTGCGCTACACTTGACCCCAGTTACGAAGGCGGGGACCGCAAGGTGTTTCAACCTTTCAAAATGGGCCGGCTCGGTCCGGATGAGTCCTACCGCTGGCAGATCGAATTCGCTAAGCCTGTGGAGCTCAAGATCTCGATTAAGGAGGAAGCCGAAGTCCACTACCAGATCGTCAACCAGTGCGTTGACCTGTGCGAGATGCTGAAAATTCCGCCTCACAGGTTCGCCATTGGCTCGAGCGGTGAAGGCGGAGGCCTGCTCTCAATCTTTCGCCGTGAATGGGGAGCAGTCGTCGGGATCGAAGAAGCCGGCGAAGTTTCCGCGCGGCCAATCTCAAACTCTAACCCTAAACCCTGCAATGAAGAGTACGACCGTGTTGTTACTGAGCTTTGGTTTGCTGTGCGTGAATTTGCTCTGCACAGCTGCCTGCGCGGGATGCCTGACGAAGCGCTGCGCGAGTTCTACGCGCGGCGTTGGGATATCCAGAATCATAAGGTCCGGCTCGAGACCAAAAAAGAGCTTAAAATGCATTTCAGGCGCTCCCCGGACTACGCCGATGCGTGTGCCTTTTGTGTTGAGTTAGCGCGCCGGCTAGGCGCGATCGCCGGCAACCAGCGACTGGAAAAGGTTAACCCCTGGGGGAAAAAGGACCAGGAACAGTACGACGAAATGATCCAGGACGAACGAAGCTTTTGCTATAGCGGTGCGGAGTGAAAATGCAGCGACTGATTGAAAAATCCACGGTCCCCCCAGATGGCTTTCGCTACTTCCAGCCTGAGACCAGAACGACCGTTCGCGCGCCCGATTACGATAACCTCTTTGTCGAGGTAGCTAAACATCGCAAAGTTAACAACATTCCGCTGGGCGCCCTATGGCAAGGCGAAGTGGAAAATCAACTCTGCGAGCAACTCCCTCCAGGCTTCTGCAAGCAAGAGGATCCGTTTAAAGACCGGCGCAACGTCTTTACCCGGGTCGGCTGGGACGATGTTCTACATGGAACACAATCGGTTGTTAGCTGGGCGGTCCATGGGGGCCAGTACGTTGACCAAGTGCTAGCGGATTCGCGCGCAGCGATCTGCGCTGGCTGTTACTACAACGTGCAGATCGGAGGCCTGTGTGGCGCCTGCACCGCGCTCCAGAACCTGGTGGCCAAAACAACCAGCGGCAGGCACACCAGCTCGGACGCGTTCCTCAAGGCCTGCGCTGTGTGCAAGTGCGCAAACGCCGTCCAGGTGCACATGCGAACCGAGGACCTCGCAAAAGGGGTTCCGGAGGCGATGCTGAGTCAGTTCCCTGGGTTCTGCTGGAAGCGAGCCGAAATAGAAATGATCCGCGGGATCCCGTAAACGATTAATAGAAATTATAATCATGAGTTGGGAATCGATTTTATTAGAAACGATTGAGGTTGAAGAGGACGGTGGCGTCGAGATTCCTGAGACCCGGGTCCGGGACTGTTTCAGCGCCCGGCAGATCTGTCTCAAGATGCTGGATAACGACCGGCTTCGCGCACGTGAACGCGCCAAGGTGCA